GTGATGTTATCTCAAAAGGCATGAGTATTGAAATAGAAAAGGCAAAGAAACGTAGACAACCGGTCAGATATTTCAATAAGGATTTTGAGGAGGTAGAGGCTTTATGAAAAAAATAAAGGCAATACAGTCAAGATTTCAACATGGTGAAAGACCTCGTTTGAAAGGGGGTTACTAAATTGAGAAAACTAGCCATTGCCTATGGGAACAGCCGACAGGCAAAGAAGTGGGTCAACAAAGAAATCACTTTTGATGCGCTAAAAGATAGATTGAAGACTCCAATTAGGACCACGGAATCAGCTGAAGAATATGCCAAGTTCAGTAAAGGTCAAAAGGATAATGCAAAAGACCATGGTGGCTTTGTTGCAGGTGTATTAAAAGGTGGTCGCAGAAAAAACGATACTGTGGAACTTCGATCAATGATTGCTTTAGATGGTGACAAAATTAATAAAGAATTTCTTGAAAACTATGAATCGAATGCTGCATATACCTCTGTTCTTTATTCAACCCATAGTAGCACAGAAGAAAATCCACGGGTGCGTCTTATTTTTCCCCTAACAAGAGATGTAACCTCAGAGGAATTTGTAGCAGTTTCAAGATATTTAGCACAGATGCTTGGCATGGATTATTTCGATGAATGCTCCTATCTACCAAACCAGCTGATGTACTGGCCAAGCACTCCATCTAACGGAAAATTTGTATATAAGGAAGTAGACAAAACTTGGCTTAATCCAGATGATATTTTAATAGCCCATCCCGAATGGACTGATCCTACAAGACTTCCGACTTCATCTAGGGAGAGCAAGGCAAATACAGTTTCGCATGAGAAGGTACAGGACCCTCTTGAAAAGGAGGGTGTTGTGGGTCTTTTCAATAGAGTTTATTTCCCTGTTACAAAAGCAATCGATGCATTTTTATCAGACGTCTACGAGCCTACAGAAAATGAGGACCGCTACCATTTTATAGAGTCAAGCAGTATGGCCGGAGTTGAAATCAAAGAAGGTGGCAAGTTCGTGTATAGCCATCATGCCAAGGACCCGGCATACCTAAAATTATGCAATGCCTTTGACATCGTTCGTATCCATAAATTTGGTGATGAGGATGATAAGAAGTCCTTTAAGAATATGTGTGATTTTGCCATGAAAATTGATGAGGTAAAAGTCTTTGCTACTAATGAAAAACTAGCAGAGGCTGAAGTGGATTTCACTGACAGTGGAGATGATTGGAAGTCAAGACTTAGGTATCAGCCTAGATCAAGTTTACTGGAAAACAGCGTATACAACTTAAACCTTATTCTTAATCATGACCCCGATTTCAAGAACTTTGCATATAACGAGCTGTCGAACCGTATCCAGGTCACGGGATCACTACCATGGGAAAGACCAGAAGGTAACGTATTTTGGAGAGATGCCGACACAGCCCAGCTTAAGTCCATTATGGATATTCGCTACCTTCCGTTTTCAAGCAGAAACCACGATGTTGCATTTACTAAGGTTGCTGATGATAGAAGATTCCATCCTATAAGGGATTACCTTGATTCCCTTCCTGCCTGGGATGGAGTAAAGCGTGTGGAGGATATTTTTATCAAATATCTCCAGGCAGATGATACCGAGTATATACGCACAGTGACTAGGAAGACCTTTGCAGCGGCTGTTGCACGGATATATGTTCCTGGAATTAAGTTTGACTGTGTTCCTGTGCTTGATGGTGATCAGGGTATTGGGAAAAGCACCATCATTAAAGACCTTGTAACAGCAGAATTCTACTCTGAAACATTATCTCTTACTGATATGGATGATAAGTCTGGTGCTGAAAAACTGCAGGGATTCTGGGTGGTTGAAATCGGTGAACTTGCTGGAATGAAGAAAGCTGATATTGAAAAAGTAAAAGCGTTCCTCTCTACATCAGATGATAAATACAGACCGTCCTATGGAAGAGTTGTAGAAAGTCATCCTAGACAGTGCATCGTCATTGCAACGGTAAATGGAGAGCGAGGATATTTACGTGACATCACAGGAAACCGCCGCTTTTGGATTATTAAGGTACATCAGAAAAAGCAGAAGAAGACCTGGAATTTTACTGAAGCATATAGGCAGCAGTTCTGGGCCGAAGCTAAAGAAATATGGAAATCGGGTGAAAAACTGTACCTCGAGGGTGATGTTTTAGAGGAGGCTGAAAAAGCACAGAAAGGTGCGATGGAGGCTGATGAGCGTGTTGGCATGGTTGAAGAATACCTAAATACTCTACTTCCAGATGATTGGGATAGTATGGACTTATTTGCCCGTAGGAATTACCTAAGCGGTAGCGAATTTGGTGGAGCCAAGCATACAGGTACTGTTGCACGAACATCTGTAAGCAATGCGGAAATTTGGTGTGAATGCTTTAATCGTAGTCTCCCAGAATTAAAGACTACCGACAGTTATCAGATTGCAGCACTTATGTCTCAGATTGCCGGTTGGGAACGAACCAGTAGTATTAAGCGTTTGCCGATTTATGGTAGGCAGCGACTATATCATTATGGTGGATAGAGAACACAAGAATGCGACACAACACAACTTTTTCCCTTATATTCAAAATGCTTTTTCTTAAAAGCAGATAGTAAATAACCGTGAGCGTATACGCGCGTTAGTAAATATAGGGGAATGGTTGTGATTTTGTGTTTCTTGTGTCAGATGGGAGGAAAAAATGACTGAAAAATATATAGAGAAAAAACTTGTAGCAGCAGTTAAAGACATGGGAGGTATTGCACTGAAGTTTGTAAGTCCTGGAGTTGATGGTGTGCCAGATCGCATTGTACTACTTCCTATGGGGAGAATGGCATTTGTTGAGTGTAAAGCAACGGGAAAAAAGATGCGCCCTATACAAGAAAAAAGAAAGAAACAACTGGAGGCATTAGGTTTTTCGGTTTATTGCTTGGACAGTGTAGGGCAGATTGGAGGGATACTGTATGCCATTGAAAATCAACTGTGATTGGTGTGGGAAAACAATCAAAAGAAAGCCTTCAACTGTAAAAGAGCACAACTATTGTTCAAGAATATGCTTAGGAAAAGCAAATGCAGAACGATTCAGATTAAAAAGGTTAAAAATTTGTGATTATTGTGGTAGTGAATTTGAATACCTGGGGCATCACAAGAAACGAAATACCCACTTCTTCTGTTCAACAGGATGTGCCAACAAATATAAAACAAAACGCATGACGGTAAGGTGTGACTGGTGTGATAAAAAATTTGAGAAAAAACGATCTGATGTTAATCGATCAAACCGTAATTTTTGCAGACCAGAATGTGGACAAAACTTTAAGCGATGGACAGGAGTTTGTGGCTATAGTCCACTTGTTGAAGGTGTTCCTATTCATAGAAGAATTATGGAAGAGACTTTAGGGCGAGTATTAACTATGGATGAAGAAGTTCATCATATTGATTTTAATCATCATAATAATCGCATTGAAAATTTGGTAGTTCTCAGCAAATCAGAGCATTCAAAAATTCATGCGGCAAAAAAGGAGCGTGACAACTATGGAAAGTTTATTAAATCGAAGTAAGTTACATCATTATCAAACATACTGTATTGATTTTATCAAAAATAAACCAGTATCAGCCGTTTTTTTAGATTGCGGTTTAGGAAAAACAATTATTTCTCTTACAGCGATATATGATCTTGCTCTTGATAAGTTTGAAGTTGGAAGAATACTTGTTGTTGCTCCTTTAAGAGTAACTATGGTTTGGCCTTCTGAAATTAAAAAGTGGGAGCATCTGAAAGGTCTATCCTATTCTGTAGCCGTTGGAACAGAAAGAGAAAGAATCGATGCTCTTATGACAAGATCAACAATGTATATCATCAATCGTGAAAATGTAGATTGGCTTGTTAACAAAAGCGGCATTCCCTTTGATTTTGATATGGTGGTCATTGATGAGTTGTCATCATTTAAATCCTATGGAGCAAAGCGGTTTAAAAGTCTGCTAAAAGTAAGACCATCTGTTAATAGAATTGTAGGTCTTACAGGAACTCCATCGAGTAATGGCTTAATGGACTTATGGGCAGAGTTTCGCATTCTAGACTTAGGTCAAAGACTTGGCAGATATATCACTCACTACCGCAATACTTACTTCACTCCGGATAAACGTAATGCACAGGTTATATTTTCATATAAACCACTGCCTGGTGCTGAGGACAAAATTTATAAGCAGATATCTGATATTACGATTTCCATGAAATCCATAGACTATCTTAAAATGCCTGAATGCATTGTAAATGAAGTGGCTGTTTCTCTGAATGAAAAAGAATGGAATATATACTCTGAATTTAAAGATGATATGGTCACGAAATTAGGTGATGAGGAGATTGATGCAGTTAATGCTGCAGTGCTTTCAGGAAAACTTCTACAGATGGCGAACGGTGCTGTCTATGATAGTGAAAACAAGACACATATCATCCATGACAAAAAACTTGATGCACTGGAAGATTTAATAGAAGGTGCAAATGGCAAACCTGTCCTTGTTGCATATTGGTTCAAACATGATTTGGAGAGAATTAAGAATAGATTTCCGGTGAGGCAAATAAAAGCATCGAAGGATATTGAAGATTGGAATGATGGAAATATCCCTATTGCTGTGATCCATCCAGCGAGTGCAGGACATGGTCTTAATCTTCAAAGCGGTGGTTCGACACTTATTTGGTTCGGACTTACTTGGTCTTTAGAATTATATCAACAAACCAATGCCAGACTTTATAGGCAAGGTCAAAACGAGACGGTTATTATCCATCACATAATTACCAAGGGTACTATTGATGAAGATGTAATGACTGCTCTTACAAAAAAAGAAGAAACACAAGCCTCTCTTATTGATGCTGTAAAGGCAAAGTTGGAGGTGATGCGATGACCACACCTTATGAAAACTTAGCCAATGCTGTCATTTTAATGGCAGTTAAGGATTATAGGTCTGCGTTAAAGAAACTTAAAAAGCGTCCAAACTATGAGCCGGCTAAAATAATGAAAAACGAGGTGGAGAGGTTCTTCCGCTCTGATTGGTATAGAGAACTTACCTCTGTTGATGGGAACATCCTGATCAAAAAATTAAAATCGGAGGTAAGAGAGATATGAAAGTAAATGAATATTTACACCAAGCTTACAGGCTTGATAAAAGAATACAATCAGACATCGAGGAAATGGAATGCCTTAGAGAAATGGCAACAAGTGTATCATCACCAAGTTGGGATGAAAAAGTTCAAACCTCACAAAATGTCGATGCCAAGTTTGTAAGGTGTTTGGAGCGGATTATGGATTTGGAAAGAAAAATAAACACGGAAGTGGATAATCTTGTAGCACTCAAGGAGCAGATAAGGCGTGTTATAAACGAGGTTGCAGACACTGATGAGCGCATGGTATTACGGTATCGGTATGTCCATAACCTAACTTGGGAGCAAATTGGCGATGAACTTAATGCCGATAGAACAACAGTCTATAGATGGCATAATGCAGCTCTTAACCATGTAACTCTTCCTAAAGATCCTATTAAAATATAGCTTGCACAACTTGCAACACTTTGCAACAAGATACCACTATTGCATTTGTGTTAGTATATAATCAGCAAAATAGAATATTTACCAAGCCTTGTGGGAATTCCTCGCAGGGCTTTTTCTATGCCCGGAAAGCGAGGTGAAATGATGCCCAAAAGACCAAAGCGACCGTGTAGTACCCCAGGTTGTCCTAACCTAACCGATGGAAGGTACTGTGAGGAACATAGAGTAGTAGAGCGCAGGCGCTACGATAAATTTGAACGTTCACCTGATGTCAATAAAAAGTACGGTAGAGCCTGGAAGAGAATCCGTGACAGATATGCTAGGGAGCATCCTTTGTGTGAGTGGTGCGAGAAAAACGGACGGCTTACCTCTGCTGAAGAAGTACATCACATCCTCCCCATTTCTTTAGGTGGTACACATGACAAAAGTAATTTGATGTCTTTATGTAAGTCCTGCCACAACAAGATACATTTAGAACTTGGTGATAGACAGATTCGTAAGTGAGCCAGGGGCGGTTCAAATCTCTACACCTTTTATAGCGGACAACGGCCTGGGGTCTTGCGTGTAAAAATCAGAAATCAAAGGGGGTATTAAAGACTTTTAGAAAAGTGAGGTGGAAAAATGGCAAAGGACGGCACAGCAAGAGGTGGCCAGCGTGTTGGCGCAGGAAGAAAATCAAAAGCTCTAACAGATAAAATTGCTGATGGCAGATTAAACGGGGCTCAAGTACTGCCGGAGCCAGCAGAAATGGAAGGCACGGATGTTCCTCCAGTAAAAGATTATCTAAAGGCGGCTCAGAAAAACGGTAAAGACCTCTGTGCAGAAGATATTTATATAGAAACCTATAAATGGTTAAAGGATCGTAGCTGCGAAATGTTAGTAAACAACCAGCTGATCGAGCAATATGCCATGAGTGTTTCTCGTTGGATTCAGTGCGAGGAGTGTATTTCAGAATATGGATTTCTTGCAAAGCATCCTACTACATCGGCAGCCATAGCATCACCGTATGTTGCTATGAGCCGTGAATACATGAAACAAGTAAATCAGTGTTGGTATCAGATATACCAGATTGTAAAAGAAAACTGCTCTGTAGAGTTTGGTGGCAGAAGTCCACAAGATGATTTAATGGAGCGGTTACTATCTGCTAGGAAAGGAAAATGATAATGGAAAAATATAGAACTTGTGAAAGTGTATGTAAAGGTCATCCCGATAAATTGTGTGACCTAATCTCTGACAGCATCTTAGATGCGTGTTTGAGAAAAGATAAATCCTCTCGTGTGGCCTGCGAGGTGTTGGCAACCAAAGGACGTATCATTGTTGCCGGTGAGATTACCTGTTCAAAGAAAATTGATATCAAACGAGTAGTTCGTAATGTACTGGCTGATGTAGGCTACAATCCAAGAAAGTTTCTCGTGTTTGTCCATGTTCATCAGCAAAGCAAAGATATCGCTGGTGGTGTTGATAGAGCCTTGGAATCCCGTGAAGGCGATACTTCCTGGTATTCCATGCTAGGTGCAGGAGATCAAGGAACAGTTTATGGTTATGCCACCAATGAAACAAGTGAGAAGTTGCCGTTACCCCTTATTCTATCTCATGCTATCTGTGAAAAGCTGGATAAAGTTATGAAGAGCGGTGTTATTAAAAACATCGGTCCAGATGGTAAGGCACAAGTTACAGTAGAGTATAAAGATGATAAGCCAAAGCGAATCAAGACCATTGTTGTTTCCGTTCAGCACGGTGCTGATAAAGACTTAAATGATTTAAGGAATGAAATCATCTCTCAGGTGCTTTGGCCTGTCTTTGAAAAATATCCATTTGATGATGAAACGGAGATACTCATTAATCCAAGCGGGCGCTTTGTGGAGGGTGGACCTGCCGCTGATACAGGATTAACCGGAAGAAAAATAATGGTGGACACATACGGTGGCATTGCATCTCACGGGGGCGGTGCATTTTCCGGTAAAGACCCGACAAAAGTGGATCGCAGTGGTGCTTATATGGCAAGAGCCATCGCTAAGAACATTATTTGGTGTGGGTATGCAGAACGATGCCAGGTTGCCATTTCTTATGCGATTGGAAAAGCAGATCCAGTTGCTGTGGAGATTGATACATTTGGAACAGGCAAAGTTGCTGAAAGTATCCTTTGTAGTGCGGTTCAAGAAGTATTTAATCTTAGACCTGCAGCAATTATCGAAAAGTTAAGGCTGACCGATGTCATTTATGCGGATACTGCTGCCTACGGTCATTTCAGATATGGATTGCATACTTGGGAGTTTTTAGATTGCTATAAAGAACTAAGGGAGGCGGTAAAAAGGTATGTTGATTGAAAAAAAGAATACAAAAGACCTGCTTCCTGCTAAATACAATCCTCGTAAAGATTTAAAGCCAGGTGATGCAGAGTATGAAAAGCTGAAACGCTCGATTGAGCAGTTTGGATATGTGGAGCCGGTTATCTGGAATAAGGTGACAGGTAATGTTGTAGGTGGCCATCAAAGACTTAAGGTACTCATTGATATGGGTATATCAGAAGTTGAATGCGTCATCATTGAGATGGATGAGGAAAAGGAAAAAGCCCTCAATATTGCTCTAAATAAAATTAGCGGTGATTGGGATAAGGATAAGCTTGCCCTTCTGATTGCTGATTTACAAGGTGCAGATTTTGATGTTTCGCTTACTGGATTTGATCCTAAAGAACTGGATGACTTATTTAAAGATACCATTAAGGATGGAATTCACGATGATGACTTTGATGTGGATGAAGAATTAAAAAAGTCTGCAATCAGCAAGTTTGGTGACATATGGACATTAGGTAGGCATCGACTCGTATGTGGTGACTCCACAAAAAAAGAAACCTATGATGTGCTGATGAATAAAAACAAGGCAAATTTGTGTGTGACAGACCCTCCCTACAACGTAAATTATGAAGGCTCTGCAGGGAAAATCAAAAATGATCATATGGCAAATGATGCCTTTTATCAATTCCTCTTAGATGCCTTTATCAATATTGAAGAAGCATTAGCAGACGATGCCTCCATCTATGTATTTCATGCCGACACCGAAGGGTTTAATTTTAGAAAAGCCTTCTCGGATGCCGGTTTTTATTTATCCGGTTGCTGTATATGGAAAAAGGACTCCCTTGTACTTGGACGTTCACCATATCAATGGCAACACGAACCAGTGCTTTATGGTTGGAAGAAGAAAGGAAGACATCAGTGGTATACGGGAAGAAAAGAAACTACTATATGGGAGTTTGATAAACCAAAGAGAAATGGTGATCATCCTACGATGAAGCCGATTCCTCTTCTTGCCTATCCTATTTTGAATTCCTCTATGAGTAACACAATTGTACTCGATCCCTTTGGTGGAAGTGGAAGTACATTAATTGCTTGTGAGCAGTCAGAGCGTATTTGCTACACAGTGGAACTGGATGAGAAATTCTGTGATGTTATTGTAAAACGCTATATTGAGCAAGTCGGTACTTCAAAAGAAGTAAGTGTTCAAAGGGATGGACTCAGTTATAAATACGATGAATTGGAGGTAGCCAATGAATAAACTGACCCTAGGTAGTCTTTTTGACGGCTCGGGCGGTTTTCCTTTAGGCGGTTTAATTTCCGGTATTACCCCAGTATGGGCATCGGAGATTGAACCGTTTCCTATTAGGGTGACAACCAAAAGGCTGCCTTTTATCAAACATTATGGAGATATTTCTTGCATGGATGGCAGCAAGATAGAACCAGTAGATATTATTACCTTTGGCTCCCCTTGCCAAGATTTATCCATAGCAGGTAAGCGTGATGGCTTGGATGGGAAACGTTCAAGTCTTTTTTATGAAGCCATCCGAATTGTAAAAGAAATGAGGTGTGCTACAGATGGCAAAAAGCCAAGATATATCGTCTGGGAAAACGTGCCTGGAGCGTTCTCATCAAACAAAGGGGAAGATTTCAGATGTGTCCTTGAAGGCATCTGCCACATCGAAGATGAAACCATATCAATTCCTAAAACTGATAAATGGAAACAAGCAGGAGGTATCGTGGGAGATCATTTCTCCCTTGCCTGGCGAGTGCTGGATGCTCAATACTGGGGAGTTCCCCAACGAAGAAAACGAATCTTCCTTGTCGCAGATTTTGCAGGTGGGAGTGCCGGAGAAATACTATTTAAGTCAGAAGGCTTGTCTGGGTATTCTAAGGAGAGCATCCGCTCGTGGCAAGGTACTGCCAGCTATATTGCAGACAGCGCTGGAGAGACAGGCACAATCTGCTTAAATGACCAGGGCGGTAATCGTATGGATGTGACAAAGGATATCACTTGTACTCTTCGTGCTAAGTCAAATCATCCACCTTGTGTTATGGACACAGCTGTTTTTGATAATCACGGAAAGGATACTCGTTTTAGTGGACCGATTGATGTTGCACCAACTATTTCTGCTACTTATGGAACAGGCGGCAACAATCAGCCATTTGTTGTGGAAAATCCTAAGACCTACGATGTGCGATTTACCTCAGAAGGAACAATCAATGCACGTTCAAATGTCTATGAAAGTGATACGGCAAGAACCATTGATACGTCCGGCAATGCTCCGGATAGCAATCAAGGTGGTATTGCTGTGGTAGAAAGTTATGCCTTGCAAGGATCTATGATAGGCAGAGATGACAAGAATGGACCACGAGGTGATGGTGTTAATGAGGAAGTCAGCTTTACTCTAAATACGGTGGATAAGCACGCTGTCGTTTATGCGATTGATAGGGAGTCTTTCAACTGTGGTCAAAATTATGCTAGAAATCTTGGAATTACAGAAGATGGCATAAATTCAACACTAAATGCACAGGGTCCTAGTGCGGTGGCAACCCCTACCTACTCATCAAGTAAGGCATCATTTTTTACAAATGCCGAGAAAGAACTTGCTAATACTTTAGTTGCCACAGATTACAAAGACCCTCCACTTATTAATGGTAATGACGGTATAGAATACACAGTCAGAAGGCTGACACCAACAGAGTGTGCAAGGCTGCAGGGTTTCCCCGATTGGTGGTGTAGTGGCTTAGGGATAGAAAACCCTACGATGGATGACCTTCGCACCTGGTATGACATATTTGAAACACACCGTAAAGTGACCGGCAGTTATTCAAAAGCCAAGACACTAAAGCAAATATCTAAGTGGCTAAAGAATCCGCATTCTGATTCTGCTGAATATAAGATGTGGGGTAATGGAGTAGCCCTTCCAAATGTATGTTTTGTGCTGTCTGGCATTGTCTGGTATACACAATTAGAAGGAAATACTTAATCCATATTTCTATTCTAAATTAGCGATAAAAAGCTTGATAAATAAGTGTTTTAGAGTGATATATGTACATACCAAAACAAAGGAGGTTTTGTACATGATCATTAATTATAACGTAACAGGGTCAGAGCGAAAGAGGTTAGTGACAGC